TCATCAAAAGTTAATGCAAATGGAGAGCTAAAAACTGGAGTGGATTTGATTATAGCAGAAGAGATATCGGAGATGAATGAATCTTTGTTTTCTAATGGCAGTATAAAGAGAAAGCCAAGCTATGATAAATTCAATAAGGTATTGAATAGATATTTATCTGAAGCTAAAACTGACGAAGACAGAGCGAGGGTCGAAGAGTGGAGAAAGAAGAACACGGCAAAAACAATTAAGCCTGAGTTTTATGAGTTACTTGAGAGTATTCCGAAAAGAATGCCAATGGAGCAGTTTCAAGATGAGTACGAGGAGTTGTATAAAACTAAAATGGAAATACTAAAGAGATTTAGGGACCCAGACACCGGTGATATAGTTGAGGAAATGATAGACGATGTTCTTAAAAAGAAAATTAATGATATAGATAAAAGACTTGATGAGATAAAAGCTAAGACAGAAAAGACAGATGGATTAAAGTTCTCGGACGTTGCTAGAGTCGAAGTATCTGAGCGATTTGAAATTGAGAAGAAAAAAATAAGAGATGCCGGAAATAAATTATATGCTAAGTGGTTATCAGAAAATCCTACTGCCGATATATTCGAAAAGCAGAAAAAAATAGATGAATTAAGTCAAGGATTCAATCAATGGATGGAAATAAATACAAGAGAAATAAAGGGTAGCGATGGAAATTATTTTACATCACCAGCATCATTCTGGACGAAGATAGTTCCAATTAACGAATCATTTATAGAGGATGGACCTAATTCGACATGGTCTGAAATTGATAAAACATCATCATTGTATAATGAGAACTATAATGAAAATCTGGCTGAAAACGGACTTCAACCAAAAAGTTCTATATATGATAATTCAAAAGCATACAGTAAGTTGAAGCAAAATAAAAAGCTACACGCAATAGTTGAGGCTGTTATGGAGGTAAATAGAGATGCAAACTCAAAATACCACTATCTTACCAAGCCAAATCCATTGAGAATAGCGCAAGTTACTGGTCCGGCCTACTTGGAATTTAGGACAAATAAGAGCTTTGTATCTAAATTACTAAGATTTATGTTTAAGTGGGCTATAGTGGAGGACAATGATTTGGAATACGGACACTCAGAATCCAACACATTTAGGGCTGATGGATCTAAATCCAGGAACATACCTACAGCGTATAGAAAAATGCTTACAGATACAGGATTGATATCAAGGGATTTGCCAGGAATTACTGCTATGTATTTGGCTGAAGCAACCAAATTCAAACATCTATCTAAGATAATGCCTGATATTGAAATTATAAAATCAGGCATAGAGAGAACTAAGATCGTCAAAAATGAAGATGGTTCTTTTGTTAAAAAAGCAAATGTATTATATAATTCTTCAGCGTCAACTGCATATAATAAAGTAACTGATTTTATAAATGAAAAGATACTTAAAGTAGAGTCTATTAAAAAAGGCGGTAGCTCTAATCTATATATAAAAACATTGGACCTTATAGAGGATGAGGTATATGGAAAAGAGAAGGATAAGTGGCTTGTAAACAAAAATGGCAAAACAAAGATTGATGCTGTTAAGTTTGTATATAACTTCCTAGGGCTAGCTGCTGCGGCCAACTTATCATGGAATTATGTAGTTATAGCAGCAAACGCATACTCGTCTGAAAAGGATTTTCTAATAGAGGCTATATGTAAATACAATTTCTCTGCAAAGTCATACGCTAAAGCCAATAAAGAGTTTATGTTAAATTCATTAGACTTGCTTGGTGGTAATATTGCGTATACGAATAATAACAAGATAATCGTTTCTATGAAGTTGTTTAATGTTATGGCCGATCACCAAAACACTCTAAAAGGTATGCATGGAAATTCGCTATCCAACTTCATTAAAGAACATATCTGGTTCGGTCCATATACAGCTCAAGATTTTACAGTTAAATCTAGAGCGACGATGGCAATGATGTTTGATACGAAATGGTATAATGGAAAATTTTATTCTAGACAGGAGTTCATACAAGAATTCCATTTTGGAGACAAGAAGACCGGAAATAAAAAATACGACAACATAAAGTATAATTTATATGACTCATTTAGCGTTGATGAGAATGGGGCTATCATGGCCAAGCCTGGGCTTGAAGATCAATTCAATTCCATAACAGAAGATTTGATTTCAGAACTATCAATAAGAGTTAATAGGCTTGCATCAACATTGGACGGTATGCTTACTCCTGGTGATAAAACTAGGATATTTACGTCTACGTTTGGAAGATTTTTAACTATGCATAGACAATTCATTATAATGAATGTTCAAGAGAGACTTGGATCATCTCATTATAGTTACGAATTGGGTGATGTATTTGAACCACAATACACTGCGGTTTACAATAGGATGTCTATTCTTGGGAGAAAAATGATACGAAGAAAAATAAGCGAGCTTGAGGATCATATGGATAAAAACCCACATAGGGCCAAGCAAGTAAGGAAGACGATAATGGAGTTATTGTTTATGGTTGCTATATCTATTGTTGTTGGCTCATTAAAATACAGAGCAGACGATGAAGATGAAGAAGAGCGCTTACTTAAGAACCAAAAAATATCAGCCAATGATATACTATATACGATGGCGTTAAGGTTTGCATATGAATCAAATGCGCTGTACTCACCTCAAGATATGTATTCTATATTGAAAAACCCAACAGCAGCACAGGGATCTATAGATGCGGCCTTAAATCTAATTGGAGTCGGAGATGAAGACGACCTTGATGATTTAACAATGACTAAATCAAGTCCATATTACGGGTTGGATAAAAGAACAAAAAATATAATAAAAATGCTTCCAATTAGGCATATATTTGAGTTCTCGAATTCAAAATCACTTGATAGCAAGAATAGATATTTATTAAAGGATGCTGGATGGATACATAATACAGTTGATGATATTATGACCACAAACAAGGAGGCTAAGGCGGAAGCCAAAAAAGTCAAGATAGAAGAATTAATGAAGATTGCAGAAAAAAATATAGATGATAGAAATATTTCTGGAATGGATAAGCAGAGATTATTACTGGATGTAAGAAATAAATTGGATAATATGAAGTAAACTTTAGATATATAAGCAAAGAAGCCCGTAGTAGATTAAGTTCTATTGCGGGTTTCTTTTTTTACAAAAGTCTATCAACCCATTCTTCTTCTTCGTCAATTTCTGGTATTTCTACATCAAAAAATGAGCCAAAAGAGCATTTCTTTGTCATAATATCGGTTAATATGCTTGATGCGTTTTCAGCACCCCAGAATTGAATTATTCTGTTTTTTGCTAACTTGGATATAAACATATGATTGTTCATCCTTATAAGCTTTAAATCTTCCTCAAAGTCACTATCTACATTAAATACATACACATTCCTGTACTCATTACTTATGGAGTACAAATATTTTGATACGTAATTAGATTTTGACGACAAGTTGATGAAATTCTGCTTCTTATCAGCTAGCGTACTTATAGATATGAAAAAGTTTTTTGTATACCAAGGTCTATTAACATCTAGTGTATAGTAATTCATTGGTATAGATTCATCGACATAATGCGAGTAATTTTCATCTTTTTCAGATATAAGCGGCATCATGAGTATTGTTGATAGATTTATGTTTTTAATTAGTATCATAAGGTAATGGTTCTGATCCATCGCCATCATAGTACTCTCTTCTATAATCCCATAGATTATTGGTTTCATGCCAATCTATCTCTGTAATTATCTGTTTTATTTCTGTGAATTTTATCTCAAGCAAGGAATCAGGTATAGAAAACACTCTTACATTTCCATCATTATTGCTTATTGCGATAATATACGTATTGTGCGAGTATTCTTCAATATTTACTTTTAGTACATTTTCAAAATACCAAAATATAGCACCCCAGTAGAAAGCTAACTGCCTTCCATAATCATACTCCTTGAATGACTTCCCAAATCCGGATGTAGATATAGTCGTTTTTATGTCACATAAGGTAATAATCTTATTTTCGTTGTCTATTATTAATCTATCTATTAGTGATTTACACTTTTTAGATACACCTGATTTTGTCTTCATCTCCCAATTTATATGAAACTCGTTGATAGAAGTTACCTCCGGCGAGTCATATTGTTTATAAAGTAATTCGTTCGCTTTTTTGTGCGACATTACAAGTTCTTTTATCGTTCTAAGCCTGTTCAGCTTTGAATATGATATCGTTTTGGTACCTACAGCATCAGCTCTCAGCCATTTGATATATTTTTTGAGCTTTAAGGCTATTTCTAGGCTCTCTGACTCTATTTTATCATCTGACTTACCTTTTGTACTGTAATTCTCTTTAAATGCCTCTACGGCCCTTAAAATAGGCTTATCGGCGGTACTATCTATATATGACTTGCAAAATGCTTTCTGTTGCGCTGATGCTGGGGTTTCGAAGTCTAGTATCTTATACCTTTCTCTAAATTCATCTATCTGCAGCAAATACATATGCGTCATTGTTCCATTTTCCATCGCTGGAGTTGGATCTGTGGCGATTTTACCATCGAGCTTATCTTTATAATACTTTGGGGATTCTAAGAACCACCCAATAGCACTATTAGACACTCTGGTATTATCATCATAGTATGGTATTGTAATTTCCATAATTTTAATATTATATAACAAAAAATGCAATCCTGTGCTTTACCATTAGTTTTACCTCTACATAACAGACACTGTTATATGTCTAGTTAAACATACTCTATACTACCATATTGCTTCCCTTACTTCGTTCCTGCTTTTTCAGTCTATTTGCGATATAAATATCACATTATTACCTACTTCGTCTTGTCTTTTCTTACCAGATTTTTTGTTATATGAGCTAACCCTTTAAAATACTAGTGCTCGGCTAGTAATATCTTAAGCTGCTAATTTTTCACCAAAGAACTCTTCGTACATAAGTTCGATTTCTTCTTTTGTTTTAGCGGCATTTTTTGCTTTTTGACGAATCTGAAGTAATTTGTTCAGATCAATATTTTCAATATTCTCCATCTGCTTATTAAATTCACTCTCCGACTCAATTATCGTATCCTCTAGCGAGTCATATGATGATTGAAATTTGCGCTTAGTAGCTCGCTCGATTAATGGTTCTTTAAGTTTTTTCATGACATCTTCTGTCATATTATAGAATTTCTTAAATAAATTCGTTTCCTTTTGTTTTGACATATTTAAAAATTTTGATTTACTGATACAAATGTATCAAATTCAATAATTGTAATTTTCGACTCGTTAGTCTCCTTGGATTTAATTGTTATTAATTCCGAATTATCGATAGTTATATCTACGAAATTAAGCCATGAATATTTGAATCCAAATTTATTGGGCTTGAATTCATCACATTTAGATACAGCTCCATCAACACCTGGATTATTATGTAAGAAATATATGCCGTCAGGAGCTGAAACTATTAACCCCTCATGTGCTACTCCAGCATATCTTGTATGAATAGCTTTAATTGGTAATTTTAAGCCCCTGCTATGTATTTCGTTAATTACTTCACATTTTTTCATATCTACTTTAATTCGTAAGTATTTAATTTCTCATTATACTTTGCATCAGTCTCATTGTACCACACATCGTAAAATCTGTTGTATACATACTTCTCATCGCCATCTTCTATTACTGCATTTATATACAGCCCTTCATTTATTAAAAATTCAGAGCAAGACTTTTCGGTACAGTGAAAAACGGCTAAATCGGAATAAAATGCAATATTCTCAGTATCTCCACATATAGGACACTTTAAATTATCATAAAACAAGCACTCATCAAATATTAACTTATATTTTTTAGTCCCATCTATTCTTATGAATGAGAATGATTCGATCTTCTCGATCTCAACATCTTTGTTATTGGCAAAGAAATTGTTTTTTATGTTAAATGAGAATAATGATTGCTCCTTCTTTGATTTGGTGTATGTCTTGTATACCACTGGCTCATATTTATGCTCAAATCTGGTATTTCCATGCTTTTCAAACATCTCTGTTACCATGTCGTAGCAATTTTGAAGATCTTTTAAATTGCACGTTTCGAATTCAGTATGTGGATTATAGTATCCACACGATAGATTAATGGCAGATACTTTTAGTCCGTTTCTTTTTAACGCACCAACATCCGTAGATAGACCTGTAGTTTCCTTGTATCCGTATTTTGAGTAAATATCACTCATTGTTGATACAAATTCTCTACTTGCGGAGTCTATTCCAGATATATTTGTTATGAAGTCAGAGTTTCCTCTTCTATCGCATTGTATTGCAAAATTGCAATCATCAAAAAAATTCATATCAGCCTCTCTTGATCCTCTACAACCAGTTTCTTCAAATCTAAAAAAGACTGCTTTTATATTATCAAAGTCTTGTAAGCCTTTTATACAGGTGTAGATTCCATTTCTGTCATCACCGCCAGTTCCAACCTGCATTACTACTTCTGAATTGTATTTCGTATCAATCAACTTTGCAGTGCAGAATACCACGTCTCCAGATACATGGACTGATCTTTCTGAGTATTCTCTATGCACTGTATCGGTATGGCATACAAGACATTTATACCCAGAAGACCCAGCGCCTTTTGTTGCGTAGATATTCCCAAACGCATCATTAGTCACTACGACTCCATCTATCTTCGATATTGTTTCTGTTATGAAATTATTTATCGCTGTATCGTTGGATGTAGTCGACTGAATAGATACTATTTTTTTAAATAGGTTTATGTTCATCTTGTTTGCCTTCTTTTAATTGTTTAACCCACTCGTCTATCCTTGAATTTAATTCAAGCTTTGAATCTTCGCCTTCTAAAATAATTACGGCATCTAATGGTAGTCTGATTCTATTTGATTTTGTTGTCACTAACGATACTAGTGGATATAATTTCTCCCCTAGTTGAATCGTAAGTCCATCAAAAGAATAACCTCTAGATATAAAGTTTCCGTCCAGGAGATCTATATATTTTCCATTTAAATCACCTAGGGATGCCGCTGAGCTTAATGCAGCTACTCTTATTTTATTTTTTATTTTCAATTCATGCCTATTTATAGCCGACAACTCAAGCTTTATTGTTAGATTTAAAAGCCTATAATCATCATTACTAGGATTTACTGGAAATAAAATGGGGAGTCCAAAAGTAGAAAGGACCCTATATTTTCTGTTGTCGTAAACTACTCCATTTGCTGCCGATGTACTACCTCTGTATGCTCGTCTATATTCGTTGTCTTTTTCTACCTTCAATAAAATAGTTGGATCAACTTCATGCGACAACATATATCTTACTCCCTTTCTGCTTATAAATGACAATAAGGACGATACGGGATTATGGTAATTAGATGCGAATTCAGAGGATATCACGGTTCCATCGAATGAAGTGTATAGTTTTTTTCTCTCTTTCGGAACAGAGTCGGTTACAAGTAAATATGAGTTCCCCATGGAGTAGATATTATCTTCCTCTGTCTTTTTATAATGACGAGTACATTCAAATTCGCCATTTATTTTTATAAAATTACGAACAGGGCCATTAAAGCCACATCTCGTACAATAGGCCTCCTTCTCAATTAATTTAAAAGTACCATTCTCTTTTTCTTTTTTCCATTTATTTAACGCAATATTGGTATCGTGAAATGACGATGATAAACTTGCTGATTTACTGCAAATGTAATAATCACTATCCTTTTTAAAGAGTCTGCATGACATTGAATCGAGATACGGAACCCCTGTAGACATCTCTACTGGATTTACCTTGATTATCATAGACTCTACTCTTTTTTTTTCTCCTAAATGACCAAACCATGAACAGTGTATTATATAGAAATTTGGATTTGACTCTATGAATTTAGCCATAATAGCCACTTGCTTATCATCTGTATAGTATACACGATCAACATAATTTATGTCTTTCTCTTTGTCGTACCATATTACAGCTCTGGCTTTTATTTTTTTATTATTTAAATCAGAAACTACCAGCAACTTATTGTAGCCACTTCCATCGTAAAATGATGTATCGTACTTACTGCTAGGTCTTCTCATGCATGAATTAAATAACGTTCCTCCTGGGTTTTTCCCCATTGGAGAATCTGAGCTGTCCACATTATATGCAGACCCATAATATGATGACACATTATACAGTGCGGAAATAGTTCCAGGCTCAATAACCTTTACCGAATATTCGCCAGCTGCATTGAATTTAATAGTCTCTTTTTCTATAACTCTAGACACTTCGGATAAGAACTCCACAATGTTTTTATCATCTTTCATTATAGTTTCAATATACTCTTTATTGGGGCATTCGTCCAATATGATTCTTCTTGATTTTAATGTCAAGAAGTTGCTTACTGGATTCTTCTCGGAGTATCTTTCGGTTCTAGTATTTTTTAGTATTAACTCCTCATTTCTACTTTGAACGTCAAAGATATTAGATAGAATTGAAGTTAATTTAGCCTTACTTCCAATCATGTGGGTATTCAATAATCCTTGAATTATAGATAAATAAGCCTGTTTGCCGTAGCATACAATATTACCTTGGATTGGCAGCCTGCTTATGCTTGAATATATTGATCTACCGAAGTCATTTAAATCAATTCCGCCTATTATATTCCTAGCTTCATTTGATAATTTTGGTAGCTTACTACTTAGATTGTAGCTATTTAAAGCTCTGTATAGTAAAATCTTTTTTATCGATGTAACTGCTTTTTTGAAGTTTGATTCAGACAGGTACGCAAACGAAAGTTCACTATCGCTTTTTATCATCGTTATAAAATTCGAATTACCTTTTTTGATGTAACTGGATTTTACTTTGGGACTCTCATTGGCCAATGTCAATATTCTCCTTTTAATGGAGCAGTCAGCTCCAGATTTAATATAAGATAAAATAGTTTTACTTACATGTATTTCTATTGACTTATTGTGTCCGCTGTTTGTTTTATATAATTCAGAAGTAAATTCGTCCGTATTGAACTCGAAGTTATTTACGAAATCATCAACTTCTTTAAGGATTTTAATGTCTTCTGGAAATCTCTTTCCGAGCACTTTCGCTAATACAGAAAATTCTGTATCCATTGATAGAAACCTTCTGGCCTCATATATTCGTTCGGTCTTCATAACGGTCTTTGATATAGATATTTTCCATTGTCTATTACTGCTTCAAATTTTATTTTCGAATCATCCGCTATTAATCTAGCGATCGCATATCTAGTATACTCTTTTGATTTCGAGTAATCCACAGTTACTTTGGAATTTTTGAATCTTATTGTTGATATTATATTTGAAATACTTTGAATTCCTTTGAGTTCTGTTGGAACATCCAATGTAACATCCTCTACCTCATCTTCTACTTCTTCAAATGGATTAAGTATAAAGGATCTAGTTTCATTTAATAGTGGACTTCCACCGATATACTTAGAATCTAAATCTCTTATCATTAGATTATTAGATAATCTAGCTGAGGCAAGTATTGAGCTCTTGAACTTATTCTTATCGAATGACGTCATCTCCATTGTGTCAGCCAACTCAACCCTTTTTACAATTAAGGATATGTTTTTTATTATATTAGCTAGCAATGCAAATCTAGATCTCAATTGAACATGTTTGGCCTTATTGAATTCTAAGTCATATAATTCTATGACTATAGAATCCTTGGTGATTGTATATCTTTTTGAATTATAAGTGACCTTTTGAGCTAAATCAAATGAGTATAACCCTTTTGATGAATATGGCGCAGATACATCTACAATTGTTCCTATTGCAATAGAATCGCAATCATATATCCTGTTTGACAACTCCTTGAAGTCATCTTGAAATTCACTATTTGAAAATGGGATTCCATTGAGATTACAAACTTTTCTGTTCATAATCAAGCATGGGACTCCTAGCCTTATAGAGGATATACTTATCTTTTCTTTTGGCTTATATTGCTCTATAGAGCTTAATCCAGTCAACACTGGCAATTTCATTAATTTAAAACTCATAGTTTATATTTTTTATTGTTATTCGTGCAGGATTCGAACCTGCGACCTCGGATTACTCCGAACACTACCACCGTGCTAACGAATACCAAAGATATTGGTTCAATAGGTAGTCACTCCTATTTAATACGTCAAAAAAGACACTTTATTATCGTATTCCAAACATCGTATCAAGCAGCAGTTCCGATTTTTCTTTTCCACTACTTAACACAAAGTCGCTTATATCTTTTATTTTGTATTTTTTATTTATAAATCTAAAATCTAGATTGTATTTCATTACGGCTCTCCTTGTGAATGAAATTCCAGCCTTATCTCGATCATAAAACATAATTATATGTTTAAATCTACCCTTAAGGTTGTTTATCACTACTTCTGGTATATCTATAGTTTCACTTGCTGGCGAAACGGCATGATACCCAAATTCATTCAAGGTCATTACATCTTTCAATGATTTTGTTATTATAAGCATATCTCCATTTTCTGGTAATTGCTCATATCCTTGAATATCAAGAGAACCTAAATTTCCTCTCCATTTTTCAGATTTTACAGACAATGGCCTGTATATTTTGAACTTGTCAAAGACTTTATATGCATATATCGGTTCGTCTTTTTTGTATTGTCCTTTTTCAATTCCATTTACAAAAAATTTAGATATCGAAAATACATTGTATTTCTTTAAAGTTTCAATAGATATTCCAAATTTAGACCAAAAATCAATATCGAAAGAAGTAAATTGCTTCCTTGATATAGATATTTTAGTCTCTTTAATTGTGTATATCTTTTTTGTTTTTAGCTTGTCAGAGATTGACCATATATTCAAATCACTTACAATTTCGTTTAGTGCTTCTTTATAGGTCTTTAGATTTTTAATCTCTTTTACTAGCTTTATTATTCCACCGCACTGTCCAGTAGCTAAGTCCTTGTATAATAAAGATCCAGATTTCTTATCTACAAACACTGCAAATGATGGATTCTTGTCATCCCTTAGTGGACTATTATAAACCTTGCCTATTTTAAAATTCCCAATATAATGTCTATATAAATCCTCTTCTGATATCTTTTCGAGTATATCATCTAGTTTTATAGAGAAATAATCACTTCTGAGTATCTCTCTTGTATTATAAAGGCTCATTTGTTTTTGTTAAAACGGCGCAGATGTTTGTGTCAAAGATTGATCCGAAGTAACAGTAGAAAATGCCGTAGCTGCTGTAGCAACTGGAGTTTCTCTGTCTCCTTGTTCTGGTCTTTCAAAAGGATCTAGATAATTCAATAGTCATAGGCTCAATAAATGTATATTTAGCATATTGAGGCAGCGTAGTATATCCGTTTCTTCCATATACAGCCTTTATTCTAACTAATTTAGTTTTATCGGCAGAAGATAGGATTGCTACGACCCATTGCGAGAATGACGAAAACGAGTCGGCCTCAAAAGACAATGCGCTGCTATCGAAATAACATGCCATTATCTGAAGGATTCTTGCAACCTGCTTATTTATTTTTTCATTAAAATCTGCATCGGTTTGATCTCCATACTTTGTAGGCTCCCATTCTGTATGTGTTAACTTGTATCCATCCTTATTAAACTCGAATTCAATAAATGAATTATTATTGTTTTGAGAGACTCCAACTCTCACGTTTGCAAGCGCTACATTCTCATGTATACCTGCATCTAAAAACGCGACATCATTTTTAATTATTTCGGCCGCTTTATTCGTAGAAAATATCATAGCTATTATTTGTTCTCTGGTAAAAATATTCTATCCCAATTTGCTGTAATGTTGTTCTGTTCGTCAGATTCAGCAATTACAATCTCTTGTCCTCTTAAGTGTGGCTGTCTAGCCTCCACTATAAAGTCGCCTCCGCCATTAAAATTTAATATTGTGAGGTTCTTTTTTCTATATACAAATCCTATTGCATCTGCATCAGCAGCAACCAATCTCGCTAGCTTTCCAGCTAAATCTATAGACATTTCACTTAGCTCTTTTCCTTCGACATTTATTAATTTGTCTTTAGTATGACATATCAATATTAACGTCGGGGCCAGTGTCCTAAACATCTCTATAACCTTGAAGAATGCTTCCTGCAGATACATATATCCAGCTCCATTTGGAAGCTTTAATATATGTCCCGAGTACGCCTTTCCCATTGGTGTTAATTGGTATAATTGCAGGGCTAATGATTGTACTAACTCTTCGAGCTTTGTACCATTATCTATTGTTATATATTGGTATACATAACCATTGATTTTTTTATTTTCCTCTGCTATTGCTGTTGCTATATTTGATAACTCATTAATATTAGATGCCTTAAGAATAAGTCCAGATAAGAAATCCGTCCCATTCTCAAGGTCTATTATTAAATTGTTCTCCAGTAATGATGCTATTGTAGTCTTTCCGGATTTTGGCTTCCCGAAATAAACTAAAAACCTAGGATTAAGTACTTTTGGGCTACTTTTAACTTTAGGTAAATTTATCATTCTTTATATAGATAAAGAATAGATCGCTTTCTATGATACTATTTGATATTATTTGATAATTTATGAAAACCTATTCTGATTTTTAAAATTACCAGTTTCTAACTGTAACGATTACTGTACGTAATGTTTCAATTTGGGCTGGAGTGTAATATGAAATTGTGCGTTCGATCGGGGTATTTCTAGGGATGATATTCATACCAATTTTGATATAATTATCATATACCTCCACTCGCTGTCCAGAAACATAGAATACATCAGACGTACCGCGAAGGTATGCTGTGTTATATGTTGGACGTGGTTTGCGAGCATTTGCAAACGCGTCTAATTTGCTCAATACTAATGCATAATCTTTTTGAAGATCAAACACAGGAGCATATCCTTTTTTTCGTGCATAGTCGCCATTTTCAACCCAGTTGATATCGTGGCTTTTGGCAGTACCGAAAGTGATCAAATGATCAGCTCCAGCAAAATCAATACCTCGGATTTCTTTTCCATTTTTGGTTGTAAATGGAGCATCCATACCTGCTACTTTTAGCCATGGGTATTTTTTGATGTTATCTACTAAACCTTGTTTGTAATAACCGCGTGGATCTACTGTTTTGCTTGGCAATTGTACGAAAAAATTTTTGTTATCCATAAACTTGAAATTTTGTTTGTTTTATTCTTTAAATTCAATTTGTTGTTGGTCTGTATCTTCTGCTTCTTCAGGCTCTTTTATGTTGTTGTATTTTAGGTCATTGATGAATTTAAGTATTTTTACTTCTCCATCTCTATTTTTGACAAAATGAAGATATATGCAATCTTTTACTGGGAGATTACTTGGTCCATACGCTGTTAATCCAAGAATTTCTGGTCTATGTATTATTATAACATAGTCACTTGCTTGGAATACTGCATCAGATGACGACAAATCGCTTCTCTGAGGGTAATGCATGTATGGGTTATTTTGTCTTTCTGATCCTTCAATATTTCTATTCATTTGCGATATCTGAATTATAGAGGTCTTGCCAACCTTTTTAGCCTCTATAAGCATTTTTTCTAAATCCACTATTATTTCTCTCTCGCCTCCAGTTCCGCTACCTTTTATCAATAAGGTATGGTCAATTATGACTACAAGCCACTTGTCCTTTGCTAATGTGGTTTGAAAGAATTTTATAGTACTTTCCATTTCTTTTACATTTCCAGGGGTATCTATATAATATATAGGGTAATCCTTTATTGTCTTTGCTGCACTCTCTACGACCTCAAATTCTTCATCGGTAACAGCACTCTGCTCGTTACTGCTATATAAGTCTGACGTCGTCTTTCTAAGCTTGTATGATAATTTTCTACCAACTTGCCTAGATGAATGCATTTCGTATGAAAAGCTCAAGATTACAATTTCTTGATCTGGATTTAGATCTACTAAATCAGTTTCTAAGGTGTTTACAAATGATGATTTACCACTACCAGATATGCCTGCTATAGACATTATAATACCTGGTTCTATTCCACCCATAGAAAGCTTATTGAATTTAGGCCACCTAGTTAAAAGTGATCTAGATTGCTTTAGCCTTCTTTCTTTTATATATTTAACAATTTCATTTGTAGCCGAAGATATATGTTTATATGGTAGTACTCTACTCAATGTCTGTTCCATATATCTTTTCTACTGTTTTCTGAATCTTCTTATCTTTTAAGAATTCATCATATAGAAGCCATTCCTCAGATGTTAGCCACTTGTGCATTCTCTTCATATACCCCATTTTATTTGTAAGCTTTTTATTTGATAATTCAAACTTAAGGCATTCAATCATGTGTTCATGTTTATCTCTTGATTTTCCTACGACTTTATTATAAAGTTTACGACAATTAGAAGGGGCACCCTTCAAATAATCCTTAGTTCCATCAGTCCTGATAACACTTATCGGGTATAATGCAGAAAACTCATCAAATGGGTCTTTCTGTTTAATTTTATCTAAAAATGATTCTTGGATGATGAGATTTCCAAAATCTCCATCCTGATATTCAGATTCTTTTGTTAATATATTTTGTTCTTTTAAATTATTAATATCTGATTCGTTGACGGGGATAACGTCCAACAACGATTTGATATCGATTCTATCCACTAATAATTTAATTAGAATAAACTGATTTATAGTTATTTTGAGGTTCTTGGCCTCCTTCAAATCTACTTCTATCAGCATAGTTTTTAATTGTTTTTTAACGTTAAAATACTACTATGCGATAATATATGATATGATTTGTATAGTAAGTGGTTGCTGCATATGACAACATGTGTTCTACCACCATTTATTGAACACTATTTGGTTAAAGTTGTGGACTCGAGCCACGCATTACTTTTCCAAGGTAATGGACCATTTACTTTTTTTTGTTTTTAAGCCGCAAGAGGATCTTGTGGTATTTCGTCGAATCTATTCGTCATGCCTCTCAAGTATCTATGCATCTCCTCCAGTGTGACTTTGTTTAATGCGTCATTAATACTTTTTACTTTTTCAGGCGCATCCTCTACTGATATAACTTGCTCCTGTTTATCTTTTTTTGATTTTATTACTTCTCTTATTTGTTTTAATGAAGAGTAGACAGATGTTGGTTCTACGAGTAGTTTTCGATCATTCTTATTTACTTCATCTTCAACATCAACCGATTCAAGTAGAGTTGGTTTTTCGTTTGAAATAAGCTCAAAGAAACTCTTTAATTCCAGCCTTATAATTTCATATTCGCAAAACTCTTTCATTGGAATCCATCGGAATCCCTTGAATTGATCATCATCTTCTGGCCCTATGTAGTATAAACTACTGTGTGGTTTTGATATAGACAAAAAGCTATCTTTTGTTGCATTATTCACCAATAAAAGGCCACTGGACGTGCTCCTTAATTGATTATTGAGATACGCACTTATTGAGTTTTTCAACAAAAAAGACTCTCCTTTTTCTTTCGACTCAGATGTTATGCTTTGCATGACAGATTCTTCTAGCATGTTTTTAGGAGTAAGTATATTGCAGCCATGTGTTTTTGCACTTAATCCACCCGTATTTGAATCAATACCTAGTAGTGTATATATGGGCTGGAAAGCGTCTATCAACCTTGGCATGCCTTCTTGTATTTCAAATATAGCATTTGATATAATCTCCTTTTGCTTTGATGTGATTTTATTTGAAAAAAATATTACCATTTCATTTATTTTTCTTCGAATTCAACCTTTTCATTGAAGTCGTTAATTTCTTTTTGAATTTTATTTATATCCGCAAGAACTTTTTTCAGTTCTGATTCAACGAAGACTTTTGTCAATATGACTGTTTCATTTTCGTTTTTTCGGGTATTAATCTTTTCTAACTTTACTTTTCGCTCCTTTAATTGTTGCAATAAATAAATCTGTGTATAGACGTTATTTTCTGGAAGTGAAGATAAGTCTTTAAATCCCATGTTTACAGCTTGGATAGCCAATTTTGTTTTTACAAGGCTAAGTTCTTTTTCACCAATCAATTTGTAGATGGCTTTCAAGTCGAATGCTGGTGTAGTTCCGATAGGAATTACATTGTTTTTTGCTAACTTGATCCAAAGATCTTTTATATCCGATAAAGTTGTTTCGCGTTTAACGATTAATCCATTTGCTGTATATTTTGTTTTTGTTGTATTATTAGTGTTCATATTGATTATATTTAAATTGTTGATAATCTAATTAATTAGATAGACCAAGATTAATATAACCTCCCAGTGTTGACAATATACGTTTCAATTTATATTGCCATATTCAGTTCAGAATAACCGCATGTTATTGCGATACATCTGAACCGGTATGTCAATTTGCAATAAGTATACACAAATAGCTAAGCAAAAGAACACTCACAATGGATACTCGTGCTCATATCTTCATCGGTGTTACCCAGATATGTACAAATATCTCAATCAGGTGTTACCCTTCCTGTTGAATTTCATTCACATTAACTATTCACGCATATTATTACTCGTGTATTATAACTAAATCCGCTCTATTGAGCTCATCAGCTATAGTCTGGCTTCTAAAAGTAGACATGTCTCTATTGTTAAAGACTCTTACTTTTTGTGGAATATTTCGACGCTCTTCCACCACCTGAATATCAACAATTTGCTGTTGCTTTTTTTGTTGAAAATTGCCACTTTTAGCGGAAATCTTTCCAGATAGTTGTTCGTCTGCCAAGTGCCCCATATAGAGCTTCTTGATTACTTCTTTGCGATCATTGGAATCAATTAAGACTCCAATAGCTTCGCTACATAGCATCTGAACCAATTGGGAATTCCCTTTTGCATTCATCATCTTGTCAGCCAATTCTTGTGCTACGGATAAAAAATCCATTGTATTGTCATTTCTGACATTCAATAGTCTTCTCCACCATGACGCTCTTTCCATGACTAATTCTCCATTTCTATAAAGAGTAAACTCTCCAGGAGGATCCAAATAAACACTAACCAACTCTGAGAGTCGATTAGAGTCAAATACGCCTAATCCCTTATTCATAAGAATGTGGATTTAGAATTAACGATAATTTGCTGCTACTGCGTCATTAGTTAGATTGATATCTTCAAGTGCCTTGATCTGTTTTTCGATATCGGCCTTGATTGCTCTCAGTCTAATGATTTCGGCATCATTTACTGTTTTGCAAATTGAATTTACCACATCGTAATCAGCGAACCAGCTTTTGGCTGAATTACCAGATTCTACTTCTGATAATGAGCGAATAAAGCTACCACCAGCAGATAACACTGGATTTCCTTTTTCGCCGCCATTAATTACAATGGCTTCAATACCGCCTTCTAGGGCTTTGAATTTCATCTCATTGATAATTACTGTTTTGATTGCTGCATGGACCGCTGGGGTCTCGATGCGAAGATTTCTTGGCTTGTTATCGTGGTCCAAATCTAACTGTTGAGTCATTGTTGTGAACACTGGATCACCTGCCATAATACCCCGGTAACCTTCGAATTTGTTGTTATTTTTATTTGACATTTTGTTTTTCCCTTTCTATTTTGATAATAAAACTTATTTTAATAAACTCTTTTTTGGCTTAATGGCTGAGTCAACGACAATCAACCTATCTATTTGAATAGAATTAAGCCATTTGGCTTTGCAATATCAGGCGGCTCCGACTATTGCGTAACTAATATTAATACAGTTGATGGCTGTAGATACACGCATTGGCGCGCTTTTCTTTTAATTTAGTCA